CCGTGCCTACGTGATGTCGGGTAAGTTGGAAGAAGATGGTGAAGCTAAAGATATTTCCGTTATTGAAAATAATAATCCTGAAGGAGAAGAACCAATGAGTGATGAGTCAAACGAAAGAATAAAGACTCTAGAAAAAACAAATATGAGTTTAAAAGCCGAACTTGCAGAAACGCATGAGGAGCTTATTAAGGAGAAGGCCGAGAAAGCGGAGTTATTAAAATCCCGTCGATTTGAGAGATTGAAAACAGTCTTTGAAAACCTTGGCAAAGAACTGAAGCAATCGGATTGCGAAGTCTATTTTTCCATGAAAGACGAGTTCTTTGACCGGGTGGTTCAGGACCTTGAATCCGTCAAACCTTCTATCCCTGAAAACCTGTTTTCAGAAGAAGCCAAAGACGGTGAGGAAGACGACGACAACAAGATCATCAACGAGATGTCCTCCATGCAGGGAAACCTCAATAACGGTTCATAAACAAACACTCCTCATTATGGGAGCAATCAATATAAAAAAACAGCGCAACCGCTGAAAGGAAACAAAATGCCTGAACGTAAACAGGAAACAGCATATTTCCCCGACCGTTATTCAGACCTTCTGGTCGGAGATAAACATTACATCGCAGACCGTGCCATTGATGAAAACCTTGACCTTCAAACAGGTCAGTACATGGGCCTTGAGTCTGCTACAGGCTACTGGACCTTATGGAGCAAAAACGCAAAAGAAGAAAAAACCTTCGATACCGCAGACAAACTGCAACTCACTCACAAAAACATCAAGAACGTCGTGGTGAAAGAAGGAACAACGGTTCTCACAGAAGATACCGATTACTCAGTCGATGTTCTTACAGGTGAACTCACCCGTATTGATACTGGCGCCCTATTGGCTGAAGCAGCGGTGACCATCGATTACGAATACAAAGGCCCTGAAACCGTCGGGATACTTATGATCAACGCCAAAACCCAGACAGGCGAACACACCACTTACCCGATTTGTCAAAGCGGTGGTGTTTTAACAGAAAAACTCATCGGAATCCCCACCCCTGCCATCAAAGGCACGGTTCTGGGTCTTTTGATACTTGAATAGAGGAAATCAATGATTCCATTTAACAGTACACAACTGACTGGAGTGGTCAATAAACGCCGTCCAGTCAGAACCCCTATTTTAGACGCTCACTTTACGGCAAGACGTCAAGTTGGAACCCCACAGATTCAACTGGATGTTCTACGTGATGTGGAAGGGTTAGCCATCGATATCAGTCATGGTGTCAAATCCACCCGTGCCAAGAACGTAGGCTGGGATACCAAGACGTTTACCATTCCACGCTTCAGCGAACATGACATTTTAACGGCTAATGATGTTCTTGGATTAAGAGCCCCGGGACAAGTGAATCGGTCTGAAGCATTGATGGGGTTATATAACCGCAAACTCGATGCGATTCGAAGAAGGTTTGACCGTACCACCGAATACATGGCGGTTCGCGCCATGCAGGGAGAGGTAGTTGATGGCGGCGGTAATGTGATAGCTACCTACGAGATGGAACCTAAAATAACCATCAAGTTTAGTGACAGTACCGATGACCCGGTTGATGTTTTTGATGATGCGGCAGTGGCTATCTCCAGAAAACTGGGAGGTGAACCGGGAAACCTGATCGCTTACTGCGGAATCAATGCTTACAAGAAACTAAGAAACCACGACAAAGTACAACAACTGTTAACCGGACCGCAGGGGCCACAGATGATCGAGAGTGGTGAGGTCCGAAGGATCAGTGGCATCACGATCAGAAGAATGCCGAACGTATTTGCTGATTTGAACGGAACGGATCAACCCTTTGTGGATGATGACACCATTATCATTGCCAGTGACGATATGGGAGGCGAATTGATCTATGGACCTTGTGAAGGTTCGGGTGGACGTCTTGCTTTGGTTAATTATCTCGTGGATACCTGGGAAGAAAAAGATCCTCCGGGAACAGTGGTACGGGTAGAAACCAACCCGTTACCCATTGTCACCCGTCCTGATTCTGTACGCAGATTTAAAGTCACCTAATGCCATACGCAACTTTGGCGGACATGCTGAAACGTTTTAACGATGAAGGCATGTCTATTCTGGCTGGTGATGAAGATGGTGTTTTAAATGAAGCGGAGATCAATGCTTCGTTATCTGCCGCGACCGAGGAAGCTGACAGCTACTTAAGAGCGCGGGTGCGATTACCTCTCACCACTTTACCGGAAGTACTGGTCGGTTATGTATGTGATCTTGCACGGTACAGGTTGGCAGACACAGAAGAAAACCGAAGTGAAACGATTATCGCAAGAAGGACTGATTCATTGAACTGGTTAAAAGATGTGGCGGCAGGAAGAGCTTCTCTTCCATCCACCCCCTCTAACACCGCTCAATCTTCCAGCCCCTCAATCAAGGTCATACCTGGAGGGAAAAAGGTTTTCACACAAAACACTATAAACAAATTATTTGGCCCCGGAAATATTTGAGTGGATGAGTTTTCAATGAGCTTCGCCTTCAACTTTGACATCAGAAATGAAGAGTTCATCAAATACCTGAACAGCACCATCTCCAAAGCAAACAACTTGTCACCGGTGATGGAGGAGATCGGAGTAGAACTCGAATCTGAAATCCGCCTGAACTTCGAGCAGGAACAAACACCCTACGGCGAACCGTGGAAGGCTTTGAGTGAAAACACACAGGAAAGCCGACGTAGCGGAAAAGGTTCAGGCTCCAACAAGATTCTGCGTGATACAGGGGACCTGTTCAACAGCATCACCTATAACGCAGACCAAAGTGAAGTAGAAGTTGGTACTTCCAAAGAATACGGGGCCGTGCATCAGGAAGGATCAGATGAAATACCCGCCCGCATATTTTTACCGACTGAAGAGGATGGAATACCCAACGACTGGCAAGACGCCATTGACGAGATAGTTATTGATCATTTTAGAACGGCTGTCTGATGGCAACAATTGCTGAATTAAGAGACACGATCATTGCCGGTATCAAATTGCAAGTTCCCGGCATGAAATCCTATGAACCATATAGAGGAAACTTTGATACAGGAAAGAAATCTTTCAGATCACCCGCTCTTTATGTGGCGTTCAAGGGAGATAAACCGTCCAAGGACGAGTTAACAGGACAGGCTTTCTATATCACTAAATGGGCCGCCTATATCTACGTCAAGGAAAAGGGCAACAAGGACCTCGAACTATTTGAATCTGTTCAACGCGCAGTTTTCGGAACCAACTGGCTCATGAAAGGCGTTAACCCTTCTGAAAACATACTTGGGAGTGTTTTGAGCGTCAACAGTGTCGGAGCGGTATTGATGGCGGTTACCTGGGACCACCCGATGGCGCTTGGAGAAAATGTCTGGTCGAAGGAAGGCGTCACCATAGAAAACGTTCTCTATAGCTTTACTCCAAAGGTGGGGACTCCACATGAAGAAGATTACAAACCATTAATTGAAGGAATATAAAAATGCTTGGAAATATTATAGGTAGATTTAAAGAACCCTCATCGTATTCAGCCATTGGCGGAATGCTGGCTTTGTTTGGTCTCAATATCGGTGAAGAGGTAATGCAGCAGATCGTTCAGGTGGGCGCAGGAGTTTCTTTTTTCATCAGCTACTTCATGAAGGAAGGCAGTTAAACAATGGCAACGAGGAAAAAGAAAACAGCCCCTGGCTGTTCAGACGCCGTAGATATCAATGAACGGTTAGCCCGTATTGAAGAAAAGCTCGGTGCCTTCTATGGCCAACTCTCAAAACTGGTCGGTTTGTTTGACCGGATGGTAAGGGTTGAGGAGAGACAAGCGGCGACCAATAACGAGGTTGAGGATGTGAAACGCGAATACGGTGACAAGTTCAAACGCACGTTTGAAAAACTGAGTGATTGCGAGACTGAAATTGCATCGATCAAGACGGCAAAAACCATGCTGGTCTGGATGGTCGGTGTGATGGCCTCCCTACTTTCAGGAACTGGAGTTTATTTCCTTAAATGATGGATCCCACCTATTTCAGGGAGATAGAACGTGTAACAGAAGGGATCATCCGTATCGGTGTTGTTGATAGCGTCCTGCACGACGAAGGCAAGTGCCGGGTGAAGCTGGGAGACCGGTTGAGCCACAAACTTAAATTCATCGCACCACGGGCAGGAGACGACAAGGTTTACTGGCCACCTGATGTGGGTGAACAGGTTCTGATCTTGTCCCCCGGTGGAGACGATACGACAGGGTTTGTTTTAACAGGAATCTTTTCAAACTTAAAACCACTTCCCGAAGGTGCAGGAGAAAGCAAATTTATAACAGAATTCAAGGACGGCAGCCGAATCGAGTACGACCGTGAAAGCCACAGACTAAAACTGGATATTCAGGGCGACATTGTAATTACGGCAACCGGAGATATACGAATGGAAAGTAGTGGTGACGTAACAATCAAAGGCCAGAACATTCACTTGAACCCGTAAGGACGTATGCCAAAAGTTGTAAGGCTTGGAGATATATGCTCAGGCCATGGATGCTCAGGCCATGGATGCTGGCCGCCAAGAAAAAACGATCAAGGAAGTCCAAACGTGTTTGCAAATAACATCAAGGTACATAGAAAAACCGATCACTGGCCCGTTCACTGTTGCAACAACGATTGCCACGATGGA